TAGCGTTTGCAATCCATCGGCAGACGGAAGCAGCAAATAAATTCGCCATCCGTCAACGCGGCGGCAGCAACTGCGCCAGAGCTTGCCAACGTTACAGCATTGCTGAAGTTGGAAGCAGCATCAGTTTGTACACCGACAGTCAAAGAAGTCAACGTTGCAAAAGAAGCACCATCAACTTTGGCTACTACCCACAAAGCACCATAAGCATCACCAGCCGCTTTTTGGTCGATGATGTTGGTAGAAGCAGCAGAAGCCGTTACAGCTTGTTCTTCAGAAAAAACTAAGGTATTGTCTAATAACATTGTTCAATTCCTCCTTAGGCTAACGTCGCTTCCGTGCTGGTAATAAATTCGCACACGTGGACAGGGATGCCACTGTACATCAACACGGGCGGTTGGTTCGGTTGAGCAGGTGTATAGAACACGTTGCTTTTATTATCCAACGCTTGTTGGAGTTTGAAAGCAGTCGCTTTGTTCATATAGAGCACTTGCTTACCAGTACCTTTGTCTACACGAGCCAACATTTCGTCCATAGCGGAGCGAAGTTCAGCACCAGTAGTAGCAGCAACGATGTTGCACACACGACCACCATAACGCCAGTCATGCACACAAAGTCCGAGTTGCCATTCAAAATAGTCTTTATAACCAGGGAAAGAGTTACCAGAGCTATCTAACACTTCTTCAGGTTTTCCGTTCGGAGTGTAATCAATGTGTTGCAATCCGGCTTTAGAACCTTTCGGGAAGAAGGTAAAGATTTTATCGGTATCCCAGTTCACAAGGTATACAGAGGTGTTCGCATTGGACGAACCGTTCCCAGCTTTCACTACGTTGCGGCTAGAATCATTGGCAGTCCAAGCACCACCTGCTACAGAATAGTGGGCGGCAAGACCGACAAAAGATTCTTCATTCTTTTTCAAAGAACCGTAAATCAAAGATTTACCCATGGTTTGACCCATACCTTCAATGATGGTTTTGGCTTGGCGGGTACGTACTTCATTGATTTTTCCGCCTTTTTCAGCAATGATTTTATCAACGAGAGAGTTCGCAGCCAACGTACCAAAAGTATCCATTACTTGTTTTTGAGTACTTTTTTCATAAGGTACACCTTTGTAAGCGCGACGCCAAGTTCCTTCCGGAATGGAAGTTTGAATCGCGTGTAAGTGACCAGCGTCCGAGTTAGATTCAATCAAAACAGCGTCATCAATCATCGGGTTAGCTTTCGCTAATACGTCAGCTACCGCAACTAAATCGCCGTTTTCAGCAAACTGTTGAGAGTAATCTAACAAGTTATAGTATTTATCAGCAATAATTGCCATTTTTTATCTCCTTATTATTTTTGTCCGTACAATGCCTCAGATAGAGTCATTGAACTTTTTACACCACTGCTTGTAGCCGAAACCGTTTTATCGACAGCAATTTTACTACCGATAGCGCGGAAAACACGAACTACCGCAGGATGATTTTCAAGTCCAGTATCTTGCATCAGTTTGACAAACTCATCGTCTCCAAACCGTTTGAAAGCCGCAGCTGCTTCTCCAATCTTCTGTTCAGCGTTATCGCCTAACTGTTTTATGGTTTCTGCTTTCCAAGATTCTTTCATATCAGCAAAGGCCTTCTCTTGCGCTTTGATATTTTCAGAATCCATATCTACAAGTTTCTGAGCTTGTTCTTTTGTGAGTCCCAATTCTTTAGCAACAGCTTTAAAAGACGACATCTTTTTCTCGTCAACTTTCAAGCCATCCGGAATTGAAAACTCTGTTTTTTCGTCTACTACTTCTGGAGTGCTGGGCTGTTGGGCCGCATCACTCTTTTCACTCGGGTTCTTGTTAGACCCCAAATCTTCTTGTGCCGCATCTTTAGGCGCAGTTTTTTGCGCTGCTTGTTGAGCAGCAGGTTCATTTGCCGCAGGAGTAGCTTGCGTTTGAGTGCTTGCTTCCTGAGGTTGAGCAACATTTTGAGTTGCATCTTGTGTTTGAGTGTTTTCATCTGCCATAATTATATCTCCGATTGTTCATTTTCTAACGATGTTACCATACTGTTCCACTCATTTTCCATTTGAGCAAGAGCAGTCTTATTTGCTTCTTTTACAAATTCTTTAATCATTTCAGCCATTGCTGCTAAACCACAATTATAAGCTGTTTTATGAGTATCTTCTCCGCAAAAAACACCATCCGGAGGAACACAAAGCAAAATAAAATAATACAATACCGCGCGACCTGCTGGAGTTTTCAACAATTCACGCATATTGTTCAATAACTTCTTATCTAGCTTTTCGTTATTAGTTCTCATCCTCTACCCATTACTAAGTCTAACGCGGAGTTCTCATCTAACTTAATATCACTTGCAGTCTTTGCATTTTGCAGCTCAATTTGTTGTTGCTGTTGCTGTGCTAAAGCCGCTTGTTGTTGTGCCCGTTCTTCACGAATTTGAGCAACAATGTCTTCGTCGTTTAGCATAATCGGTTCTACGCCAATCATCTTCGCTACTTTACGAGTAATTGCATCAAAATTCAAATTGTCCAAAACCGCAGGATTTGCCTGTGCTAAACCATACATTACGCCTAAATATTGATTAGTAGCCGTAACACCACTCATTTTCTGAGCTTGCGCGACCATAGAAACATATTCAATGTTCAGCTCTTGCCCTTGCACTTCTTCTGGAGCGGGAGGCACGATACCTGCATCTAACGCATAATTGAAAACAAGGTTAATTAAAATATCCAAAACTTCCATTTTGAACATTTCAAAAATCGGGCCAAGCATCATGAGCTTTTCGCTATGTAGCTCTTCTACTTCGCGAGCAGTTTTCTCTTGCGTAATGGTTTGAAGCATAGAGAAGATGTCTACATAAAAAGCCTTATTGATACGCTGTTCGACCTGAGCAATCGCGTATTCAAGCGACTGCATATCAAGAGGGACTTGATACACCGGGCGAACCGCTTGGTCGGTAGTTCCATTAAAACGAGTAATACCATCAGGCCGCAGGTTTACAATCCCCGGAACATTTGAAGAAACTTGCAACGGAGGCCGAACGACTTTAGAAAGACCAATCAGTTTTTCCTGATTCATCTTCTGTAGCATTTTAACGTCGCCTAGTACCTCTTGACCGATACCCATTCCGTAAATATCCGAAGTAGCTTTGGTTCTCCACCGAGGGCAAATAATCGGGAAATACCTGTACCCGCCAACACGAAGCGGTTTATCACCACCACAATCTTCCCAATAGACGGAAACAAACGGCATGTTTTGATTATCTATTTTTTCAACATCTCTTCCGACATTAGGCAAAATCATGTGGAAAATATTTACTTTTTCATCCACATTTCCGTTCTCGTATTGCTGTCTTACTCTTTGTGAAACTTTTTCGATACCGAATTGTTCTACAGTTTCCCCGACATTTTTAGTAAATTCACGCCCAAAAGTATCTATTCTATTCCCTGCTGTTTTTCCAAGCACATATTCGCCAACGGTAAAAGTAATACCATTGACAACATTATTAAAATCAGGGTCAACAATCATACAAGCAGTACCATAAGTAGCTACTTCTTCGTATAACTGATGCAAACATTGATAGATATTTGAAGCAGAAAGGATGTCTTCAATTAAATTTTTTATATTAGAAAGCCAAATTTCTACCGCATTAGGAACATCACGTTGTCCTACTGACAAAGCCAAAGTAAACCAGGACCGAGCGGGAGATGTAATCCCGCTCTGCATCCCTGAGGACAATACATTTATTGCCTGCCGTGGAGTACTGTCAATGAATTTTTTATAATCTACGGAACGTTTTTTCTCGCCTTTATCTTTATCGAACCAGCCAGATTCAGGCGACATATTCTCCGAAATATCCTGCCACAAGGACATATACAAATGTCTGTGATTTTTCAGAGTATTATAGCGATTCTTTAGTTTTTGTAAATCCATTATCCTAAAGTTCCTTTAAGTCCGGTAGAAGCAGTAGCCGCGCTAGTCCCAAGACCAGTCATGCCAGTCTGCAAAGTACCTAAGAACCCACGGCGAAGCAGTTTTTTACGAGCCTCTTCAATAGAAGTATCTTCTTCATTTACAGCAACCGCTTCAGGTCCTTTTTTCCTTGCTTCTTCTTCTTGTTTTCGCAAGGCTTCTTCTTGTTGTTGTTCTGCTTTTTTAGCCTGCTCATGCTGTTCATAAGCAGAATAACCGCCAACTGCTGCAGAAATCAACGAACCAATAGCTAAACCTGTCATAAAAAACTCCTAAAACTCAAATTCATATTCAGCGAACTCAGGTCCGCTTTGTTCTCTACCTTCTGTTGGATATGACACACCCAACATCGGGTCCACAATACGCGAGATAGCGTCAATACAATCGTCATGTCCACGAGGGAAGTTTATCATTTCATATTTGAGTTCATCAATCAAATCATGATTTCTTCCCTCAAAATCCACATAATCCAAACTCTCAGGCATATAGAACTTACGATTACTAAACACAGGAACGAATTTATCAACACGTTCCACTTTACTTAGTTTACCACCAAGTTCCGTAATTGGGAACCGAATGTTTTCCGCTTCCTGTGCTTTACGAATATAATCCGTATCAGCCATCAAAGCGTATCGTTCGTACCCTACTGCCAGAGGTTTATATTTGCGTACCAAATCAAAGAGCTTTTTCTTTCGTTCGTCTAGGTTAAGTTTATCCTTAACCAAATCCAACAGATACACATTCTCTAACGCATCTACTGCAAGAACTGCCATTGCTGTATAGTCAGAGTTTTTCTTCTTGCTTGTAGCGGCGTCAACAGTAATATACACATTTTTTCGCAAGCTGTCAAGAGATTCTCGTGCATAATACTGAAAGAGCTGTGGATTAAATCTACGTTCGTCATCGGCAATAGGGTTAAGAAGCATCTGTGCGGAAAAAATATACGGACTCATTTCATGCCGTTTTTCTTCCAATTTTTCTTTAGTTAGAATCTCCACAGGTTCGCCATCAGGTGTACCATCAACAGTAGCGGTGTAAATCCGCGGTATAACGATTTTATTTTTGATTAGGTAGTCGTATGTATCAACCGCATGATACCGCGTTCCTATGAAGCGTTTTCGCCCATTTGCAGACACTAGGTTAAAAGAAGTGAGCAAAGCGTCTGTAGTATTTTTAATAACTTCCTGGGAAGTTACGTTATTTACAGATACAATATCGTCGTAGATAATATAATCCCAGTGGCGACCGGTAGCCTGAGTATCTAAACCTGTACCTTCTACGGTAGCCTCACGTTTTGTACTTCTACGTTTAATGACGAGTCCTTTTTCTTCTGTCCAGCGAACAGATTCGGTTTCTGGGTTTTCATACAGCACATCCGGATAAAGTTTTTTTAGCAGTTCATTTGACTCGAGTTCAGTTTTAATAGCTTTAACGATGTCCACCGCAGCTCGTCTAGACCACGAGCAGATACCGAAAGTAGCCTCAGGGTCTTTGATAATATTCCAAATAGTCATACCGTGAGTGATAATCGAAGTTTTACCGGAGCCGCGGAACCACAGGTCTAGGTGTCCGTCTGGGGCGTTCTGCACTTCACGAATACGTTGGAAATGCCAATTATCATACAAGTCTTTACGATTGAGGATATAGACGATGAAGAAGAACAAATCGGCTCTCCCCATTTCAGCCATAATGACGCGCTGTTCTTGTTCCGAATAGTTAGCGAGGCTAGTAATAAGTTGTGGATAAACGTCAATAGAATCCGGCAATTTAAAATTCATTTTCTCTCCTTAGGAGCGAAACCGCCCATTATATTACAAATGAACTGGACATCCTTCTCGGAAACAGGGGTATCAACCCCGAAATAAGAAGCACAAGCCACAACATTCTTACATTTAAAGCAAATCATTCTTTTTCTTCTAATTCAGGATTTACAAAAGTAGCCTCTACTTGAGGCAAATTTTCTTTTTGAGACAATCCGTTATTTTGTATAAACGTCATAAAAATATTTTTCCCAACTTCCTGAGCCTGAGCGACGGCAGTTTCTTTTAGCACCTGTTTAGTTAAGAACTTAGATTCTACCATAGTTCTAAATTGTTCTTCATGGTTCATCCAATAGAGTCTAGAGCCCTGAACGCCGCCGAGTGACTCATACACATCGTCTAGGATTTCAGACGAATGAGAAGAGAGAGAGCGTTTCAAGTCAAGCGGCTTATCT